CAATGGTGCCCTTGGTCCAAACATCAATAAGCGTAACAGCACCACCCGGAGTTAGAACTATCTTTCCACCTACAGAATTTACATTTTGTATCTCCAGTGATTCGAAATAGGCTTTCATGCGGACTTTCAGTTTATCAACCTCCGCATAGGTTTGACCTGTTTCCTTATCAACCATTATGATACCACCTGTACTACCACTGACAAATTTCCCTATTTCAAAAGCTTTGTCAGAGGATAACTTGTGCGGGGTACGGTCATCTTTATCTTTCCGCAAGAACATGCTTAATGAACGCAAAGCAGAGAATGCATTATTGTCGGTAGCCGGTGTGGAATCATTTCTTTTAATCAGATAAACCCCACTGCCCCAACCGCCTGTATAAGTCTGACCTTTCAGGGTAAGAGATTCTATCTTGCCTTCGAGGTCCCCTATACGCGAGTAGGCTGCCGTCTCCCCTACTGTATAAATCGGAGAATCATAAGGAAAGTCAAGATTAAACTCGTATCCGATAACCCTTGACTGCCTTCCGTTCTCAAAATAAGCCTTATTGATTAAGTTAACCTTCTGACCGATGCCGTAGAGATTGTGCACTCCGTCCTCACTGTATGCGACATCGGACATCATCATACAGTTGTAAGTGTTGGGGTCTATCTTTGACTTGGCAACGTACTTCTCGGCTTTGTCCTTCAATTCCTGCTCGGCAGACGATACAAGCCCTAATTCGGCTATCTTCGTGCTGTCCCAACCGGATAGAATATAAGTATCCCCATTCTCAGGAATAAGCACTCCGTCCGGAAGCGGTCTGCCGTAGTTCTCATTTCTGACTATTTCCCAAAGTTGTTCATTCTTATTGTCAGGGTCGAATGTCACAGCGAATTCCATACCATTCAACTTGCCGGATTGGAAAATGATTTTCAATTCCTCACCGGAAAGGATATAGTCCTTTGAGAAGGTAATGCCGGTATCCTTGAAGCGGTAGGCATTCCATTTTTCCTCGGTGGTTGTGCCGTCCTCATTCTCCACCTTGTCTGTCACCTCAATAGTTGTGACATCCGACATGGTGCCGACCCTTCGGGGATAGACTTCATCGAAGATAACCACTTGTTCAATGGCTTCCTCGGTAGTCATATCAGGATAAGCGTCTATGTACGGAGTTCCGTCGGGCAACATTAAGCGTTTTTGCACAACGCCGTTCACAACCACCGACTCATCAACCGGACGGTAGTTGGAAGGGATATTCCTTGTGGAACCGAAAGCATATATTCGGGTGGCGTAGGTTGATTGGGAATCGGAACGTGACATCTCTACAACGTTCACCCCGATTTCAAAGTTAACCGCATCGCCAGACTCGCAACGTCCGAAATGGATGATGTTTTCAGTCACCCAACATTCGCAATCCCATTTCTTCGCCATCTCAAAACAGGCGTCAAGGATGTTGATGTTGTCATAAGTCATCAGTAGTGCCTTATTCTCTACAGTGCTGTCAATGGAGAAAACAAAATCCTGTCCTTTATACTTATAGCCAAGAGCTTTCAGATTTCTAAGGACTATACCGGCTTGAACATCAAGTGAAGCGGTGAGGTTCCAGGACGCTTCCTGCCCTGCCGTTTCCGGGGTGTATTTGAAGACTTTGTTTTTCCATTTCCAATAATGGGAGCCAAGCTGCAATTCATAATCATATCCTCCCGTATTGGCGTTGAAGATGGGTTTTTGCAAGTCGCACACCTCGAACAGTCCAAACTCGCATTCCACGTATGATCCTAGCTTGAAGTATATGGGGTTATCCAAAGAAAATTTCAACGTGATGTAATCTTCCTTCATCAACGTAAACTTCCGCTTGCAACCGCCATTGGGAAGGATTGAAAGGATAATATCTCCTGATATGTTTTTAATGTCTATTAGTCCCATACAAGTATTGTATAGCTTCATACAATGTTATGTAGCAAATATACAAATAAATCACATGATAGCATTATATTCAAAGAAAAAATCACGTTGTCCTATCCGCAGGATTAGGTTCCACTAATTTCAAGGAGAAACTAGCGATTCCCCTCATAAACTGTGTAAATTGGTTACATGACAAATAAATAGTCTTATACACAACATTTGGCTGATATTTGCTTCTGATATGTAATACCCCAGTGGCGAGTTCTTCACAAAAAGAATTATATCTAACAAAAAACTGATCTTCGCTTTTAGCCGTAAGATTAAATGTAAGTGTAATATTCCTTTCATCAACCCTGGGATTTGAAGTTATAACTCGCTTGCCGTTTTCCAGGCGTGACTTGTTTTCTATAAACTCTTTCATCGGTGGTGGTGTCATTAACGCCGATAAAGAAGAGGTATCCATACTTATTCCCCATGTGGTATAAGCATCCTTGTCATTTATATAAAATTCTCCTTCCATGTTACATATTTTTAGTATTATCTACTATCTTATCTAATTTCGATCCTAATTCAAGGATAAGCTTTGTGTATTTTACGATATCTTCCAAATAACCGTTAGTAATCACATGCTGATTCAAGATGTTACCCAACGTAGCATTGCCCTCCGTTGAGATAGAGACCAAAGATCCTATGCCGACAACAACATTTATCATTTGGCTCTTTATTTCCTCATTTGAAATCTGCAATGCTGTAAACCTACCGCTTAGTTCTCCTGTATCTTCATGTGTCATTTCAGTGCCAAACCCTCGTTGAGAACCGCCTTGTTGGGGTGTGCTATCTCCGGTCCAACCCATAGCATCTTTTAAAGCATTCCGTTCCGCAAGAGCTTCTGCGACAATGGCGTCCCATTCCGCTTGCGACTTTTCCATTTCTTCCTTGGTTATACCTGCCTTATCATCGTTAGCCTTAGCAAAACTATCATACCAAGCTTGCAACTTGTCTTTGTACTTGTTTCCTACCATTGTAGTGAGAATAGCACGTTGCATATATTGCTCAAAATTCTTAGAGAAGTCCTCTGCGGAGCTGTCCATATTTATAAGCATGTCTACAAAGCTGTCAAACACGCTATCAAAAGACACTTGCGTAAGTTGTTCTTTGATTTGGTTCTGAATATCCTTTATACGCTCTTCGCCATCAATAATCCCTTGCAGATATTCACGTACATCATCATCCAACTTTGACCAAAAAATATCAGCTTCTTTCAGTTTCTCAACTTGTTCTGCTGACAGGTCGAAAAGTCCTGTCATTCTTCCACTTGTCGCTTTATCAAAATCAGCTCCAAGGGCTTCACGTGCTTGTTCCCATCCTTCCTTGCTCATACCCTTGCGGATTCGTACGCCAATAGAGTGAGAACCTGCGGATGCACCTGCGTTCAGTCTTTCTTTACCAAGAATACGGTAACTTTCAATACTTTTTTCCGCCAACTCCAATGCCTCTTTCCCGACCTTATTAGCTTCTACACCGTATGAGGTATTAATGTATTCTTTCTTTTTGTCAATCAATTCGTCCCAAATGGAGTTAAGCGTATCGTACTGTTCCTTCATAGCGTTGTAGTGCGAGTAGTCAGCACCAAACATTCCATCAAGCGCAGACACAACAGAAGAGATTCCGTTGACTGCACTCATGGCACCACCTACGATGTCACCGCTCATAATCTGACCGACACCTGCCGCTGTTTGTCCTAAACCGCTAACAGCATCAATTGCTCCTTGTACTTTTGAATCGTCAAATCCGAAGATACTCCCTATGTTGGAGCTAAACTCTTTGAGCGGACCGGAAAATTCAACGACTGCATTTCCTATTTTCGATATTCCAATACCAATCGCATCCGTATCACCTTTAGCGTTTTTAAGGTAACTGATTCCATTTTTAATGTCCTCCGTAAACTTCTTGAACGGTGATTTACCTGAAAGCGTATCCTTTAAATTCTTGATAGAATCGGTAATATCCTTGATGTTGATTGTGCCGTCCTCTATGCTTTTAAGGTCTTTATCGGTAAATCCTACGGTTTTCAAATCTTCAACGGTAACACCATTCTCTCCAGAAAGGTATGACACAAGTAGCTCGTACTTATCAATGACAGCTTGAATGGCGTTTACCGACTTGTCGGAAGCGTCTTCAAAGAGGTCCGCCATTGCCTTGGTTGATTTCCCATATTGTTCATCCAATGAAGATAATTCGCTTGCCTGTCTTGCCCTTGCGGATGCAATCTCTCCATTGTTACCCCCCTTCTTTATGATGTCCGCTATTTCATCTTCGTACTTCTGCGTGATAGCCTTTCTCTTTTCCTGGTAATCGCCAAACGCAATGAAGTATTCCTGCCATGCTTTTTTGTCAGCATCAAGTTTCTCTTTATTTGTGTCTTTTACATTATTCTCATATTTCTTGTAAGCGTTTTCTTCGGATTCAGCCAACTGAGCTTCCTGCTCATCAGTAAGTTTGCCTTTTTGCTTTTTATTCCATTCCTCACGTTGCTTTTCAATGGCATCAAGCTCTTTCTGATAATCCAAATCTATCTGCGCCAACTTCTTTTCAGTTCCGTCAGCCATGAGATTTATTTCGTCCTGTTGGTTCTTACGACGGATGGAAAGAAGTTCTTCAGCAAGTTGCTCTTGCTGTTTTAGTCTGTCTTCCACTTCTTTTTTGGAATGGCTTTTTTGTTTAGCCAGTTCATTTCCAGTTGCTCCACCCAACTCTTTATATGCCTTTTCAGCGGACAACATCTTATCCCTGGATTCTTTCACCTGTTTCGATGTAGCCGCCTTATCTTTGATTAATGCCTCATATCCTTTTTTCGCTTTTTCCCATTCGGCTTTAGCATTTGCCAAATCTTCCTGATATGTAGTTTCTTTTGTTCCCTGTTTGTTCTCAATTTCCAATTGGGCATTGATTTCCGACAAGACATCCCTTCTTGCGTTTGCCAATTCATTTTTCAGGTCTTCGATACGCTGTGCCTGAACCTTCATCTCGGAACGGTTGTTCTCCTTCTTAGCTAAATTATAAGCCCATTCCGCACTTTTTATCTGTTGTTCCAAGGACTCGACTATAGCCTGCTTTGACTGTGTTCTAGATTTTACAACTTCTTCATTATATGCCTTCCAAAAACCAATCAAATCCTGTATATGACCTTTCTCATCAACATATTTCCTAAAGAGTGCTGGGTATAGTTCCTCAATATCTTTTAAAGCTTTTAGTTTAGTAACATCGGCTTCCACCTCGCTATTAATGGTGCTAACAAGACCTTCCAAAATACGTTTCCGATCTTCCTCGTCCGTGTTGAGTTTTTCTATTTTCTTGTTATATGAATCTAAAGCACGTTCTGCTGACGTTGTATTATCGGATAACGACCACATTGCAACTCCAAGCCCTACAACAGCAGCTGACAATAACACATACGGATTAGTAAGCATAACAGCGTTCAAAGCTTTTTGTGCCGTTGTTTGCAAAACCAGCCATCCGTAGTGGGCACGTTCGGCAATAGTTAGAGCGGCAATACCTGAAGCTTGTAAAGCTTGCAAAGCCGTGACTGTCATCACAGCCACTTTATATACGCCATAAGTTGCTACAAGACTAATAAGGATTTTCCCTACTTTCTCATAATTCTCAACCAAATAAGAGACACCGGACAGAGCTTCGTTTATAATTCCTTCATTGGCTTTCCCTATCTCATTGAACATGGTGGAAACAGCATCCTCTATATTAGAAATTTGCCCAGTGATTGTCTTGGACTGTTCTTGCATAAGGTTGTAGAACATTCCTCCCTCATTTGTAAGGTTTTGGATGACTTTCTGGACTTCCGGGAATCCCACTTTCCCTGCTTCCACTAGACTTTTTACTTCTCCTTCTGCTACTCCGAATACTTTTGCCAATTCGCGAATCATAGGAATACCACGACCTGTAAACTGATTTAAATCTGCGGTATATAACCGTCCTTGCGTCATGGTAGTACCATACAAATACACAATATCACCAAGTGGCTGAGAAAGACCTGCGGCTATGTTTCCAAGACGTATCAAGTTGTCATTTACGTTTTCAACATTTTCTCCATAAGCAAGAAGTTGTTTAGCTCCATTTGCTACGCCTTGAAGGTCAAAAGGAGTGATAGCAGCCGTTTTTACCAATTGTTGCATGAGGGCATTCGCCTTATCCTCACTGCCAAGCATTGTCTTAAATGCAACTTCCAATTGTTGGAATTCTCCTCGGACTTGTGCAATATTTGAAATTAATTCTTTTGCAGTAAAACCAGCTCCGAATGCTGCGGCAGCTCTAGTCATACGGTTAAACAGTTCTTCAATACCTAAACCGCTTTGCTCTATTTGCTTGGACGTGTTTTTTACACCATTCTCTACTTCACGAAGTCTACGTAAGAAATTAGAATTATCACCTGTAATGTCAAAATGTATTCCAGCCATAGGTCTTTTCGATAGAAATAGTTCCGTGCAACATCACACGGCATTGCAAATATAACAATAAATGACATAGTTAGAGCCACAAAACACACAAAATATATTCAACTGTTTATTTTTCCTATCTTTAATTTTGTTTATATTATTATATAAATTACATTTGTACAATATTACAAAGTAAAAAGCAGAGCAATGGATTTTAAGGATCAAGTTACACAGCTATCTGATAATATAAAAAAACAAAAAGACAAGATAGCTACAGAAGAAGCTACAAAAAACGCATTTATAATGCCAATGATTGCAGCCTTAGGATACGATGTTTTTAACCCTTTTGAGGTCGTGCCTGAAATGGATTGTGACTTAATAAAGAAAAAAGGAGAAAAAATCGATTATGCCATAATGAAGAATGAAAATCCTATACTTCTTATAGAATGCAAACACTGCAAGCAAGACCTAAACCTGCATGACACCCAACTACAAAAATATTTTGTAGCGTCAAAAGCGCGTTTTGGCGTGCTTACAAATGGAATAGAGTATAGATTTTACACCGACCTGGAGAAAATAAACATAATGGATGAGAAACCGTTTCTTGTCGTGAACATGCTTGACTTATCAGATGCGGATATAGAGCAACTAAAGAAATTCCATAAGTCATATTACAATGAAGAGGATGTTCTAAGTACGGCAAACGAATTGAAATACACGACAGAAATAAAATCAATATTGAATAACGAATTTGCATCACCTACAGCAGAATTTGTTCGGTTCTTTGCACGTCAAGTCTACACTTCAGGGCAAATCACATCAAAGGTGATAGATATGTTTACCCCACTCGTTAAGAAATCTATCACATCTGTTATTAATGATATTATTTCTGATAGACTAAATACAGCTATAAAAAACAGCGAGCAAACATCTGACTCACTCCCAACGATAGACAATACATCCATAAATACTTCCACAGAAGATACAGAAGAGAAACTCCCGGGCGGAGTTGTATACATGGATAAAGAATCCGGTGTCGTAACAACACAAGAGGAATTAGATGCCTACAACATCGTAAGAAGCATTTTAAGAAAAAGTGTGGATGTGGCTCGCATAACCTATAAAGACTATAAAAGCTACTTCGTTGTAAATATTGATAACAGCCAATGGTACTGGATATGCCGTATTTCTATCGGAGCAAGAAAAAAGCAAATAGGAATACCGGCAGACCAATATAAGAGTTGTGAATGGATTCAGATAGACAACGTGGATGATATATTCAAATATGCAGACAGACTTGAAGAAGCATTAAAATTAGCAATGGGGGAATAATTATTAAAAGCGTACATTATGAAAAGAATTTTATTTTTTATGGCAATGTTGCCTATGTTTTTTTTAACAGCTTGTTCAGATGACAATGAAATACAAAAAGATGGAGAGACAGGAAATGGAAATCCGCCTTTATCTTCCATTGTTGGAACTTGGGAAAGTGGAAATTATTTTGTTTCATTTGGAGAAGATGAATTTTATTCCGCATATATAGCAGATGAATTTATTGACAGTGGAGACTATAAACAAACAGAAAACGAGGTTACATGTTCAAATAATTACTTTAATAGAAAAACAGTCTATACTATTAAAAACATATCTAAGACAGAGATGAAGGTGCAAGTTTCATATACCGACCTGTATGGAAAAACTAATAGCAAAGACATGACTTTTACAAAGTCAAATGAAACCATAGTATCAAAAAGCAACACGTTGGCAGGTAAATCCATTACATCATATTCTTCTTACTTTGGAAATGTTACAAGAACATTTAATTCCTTTAATGCTGGGGTAAAATCAGCAACAAAAGGTAGTGCCGCAAAATATCCTTTAAATTTTTTCTATATCTATATCGGAAATAAAATGTATCATCAAGTTCTAAGAAACAACTCAATTCAAGTTCCTAGTATTGGAGGTTGGTCAACAAACTACAATGAGGTGATATGCTGGGAATTGCATTTCTCTGCCAATGGTTCTATAGATAGTTTCGATAAAATCGAAATATAAAATAAATACACAATGTCATAGTTTAAAACTATGACATTGTTCTATTTCACCGATAAATCACGAAAGTTTTTGTATAACCCTCGTGATTTTTTTGCCTTTTATTTGTCGCGCTGTTCTATTTGTCGTATTCAGTCCCATCTCATAGCCTTAATCCTTGCCATATTTGCCGGATCATCGGCATTGATGATATCACGGTCTTGAGGTATGTTAACTCGCTTACGTTCCTCGTCAGACAAATATATGGATGTTACGGAATCGGCAAGAAGCAATTGTAAATTGGCATAGCTAATACCCCAAACAACATATTCAAAAGTCCATCCGTACCGTTGACAAGCTGTATCTATCAATGTGCCATATATACTTTTGCCGCCAAATGTAAGAGAATTATTATTCTTCTTGGCTCTCATAGCTTTTGCTTGCCACTCTTTTTCCTTATCTATTCCAAGGTGTTTCATATATGCTGATATGTCTCCTTCAGGCAATACCATAACCAACAGTTGTGCCATGCTGTCATCGTCAAGCTCCTTGCAGAAGAAATCGCACCTTTCCTGTACGAGATTGCAGTCAAACAGCTCATCTTTCTTATTGATGGTATGATAGGACAAAATACGGCACACGCTTTCTTTTTTTCCCTGACACAGTCTCAACGCTTCCATATACGGATTAGCCTTGATAATTTCCAGATTTATGCCAAGACACTCCACAATCCTTGATATTAGGTATGTTTTTCCAAGAGTAACCGGATATAGATAAAACTGACGTTGATTTACTTTAAAACCATGCGGACGTTCAATTATAGTATCCGCAATGTCCATGTCTATAAGTTTCCCATCTTCTAACATAACAGTTCTTGTTTTTTTTAATTAATGCCGGATATCTTCACAGACAACCGGCATGAAAAGACATATGAACAACAAATCAAATTCTCAAAATCGAGCGGAAACACAGATTCGGACTGTGACCTCATATCTGGTTGATATGTGTGCATCCATTACACCATTTCCGCAAAACACGTGAGTACAAAGCCCCCACGCTTGGCATTACCTATCAAAAACTTATTACCCACCGGGATTGGGAGCAACTTCAAATTTATCTCCATCTCCGGATGTGTCTTCCGGATCACATTCAATCTTAGTTGGCTTACCAGAAGTAGGCGTTGTTATAATCTTGCCCCATTGAATCTGTTTTTTGTCCGAATCCGGTTTCAAGGCATCAAAAGTATACGCCCAAATACCACCATCTGCCGCTGTAAATGAATCCTCAACAGAAACGGTAGTTTTCTCCATACAGAATCCCTGAACATCAGGATCTTCGGGTTGCAAAGCAACAGCATAATTATGTGCTACCACTCCATCACTATCACTTATAGGGCGCTTACGCCCTTTTGCAGCACGAATATTGAAAGTAAGAGCATAGGTGTTTTTTCCATACTTTACATCCTCGTTCTCTCCTCCTTCAATCTTTGCTTCTTTCTTGTCACCTTTTGTTGTTGTCAACTGTGTGGAATCCTCTACCGGAGTAGGCAATTCTTCCCATGAAGGTGATACTGTATCAAGGTCTTTAACAAAAATACGGGGCTTACCCCATCCGATTACTGCCATAGTTCTATATTGCTTAATATAGTTAATACTTATTCGTTATTTATTTCAATATACAGTTTGTTGTTGATGAAATGTTCCGTGTGTCCATCCTCAAAAGAAACACCTGTTGGATTGGTTTTCTGACTGCATTTCGAAGGCACAGTATGATACTCATCTTTCCGTATAAAAAAAAGGAACTTGCATAATTCGCATAATTCACCGACACGTTGGGTATTCTTTTCCCATGCCTTTGTTCTAGCATTCCATTGGTCCCTAACATAAACATTGACATTCACATAAGCCCGCTGAATCTGACCGCATCCTTCATTAGCAAGAACAGATATAACAATATCCTCTCTGTCTGACTTGTTAGGTCTTCCCCTGTCACTCAATTTTCCAGTAATATCACTTTCAAGGCTGCTACCTTTAATCTTGTGATAAACGAACTTTGCAATATCAATATCTGATTTCATCATTTGGCAATCTGTCTCTTTAATTTTTCAAGCATCTTGGGAACTTGGTCTATTGACCATAATTCCGTTGATGCAAGCACATCCTTGTTATCCATCGCTTCCACGTATTCAGCATAGTTCATTCCGGCAACTATAACAAGAACATAGTCATTGGAATATCTTCTAGCCAGTTCTTCTGCCAAGTCCTTGCCGACTTTTACACCTTCTGAACCCTGCTTCACCTGATTAAAGTCCGAGTATTGGATAATACTGCCATTATGGGCTATTACATAGCCAACTGAACTACGCAGATTACCGGACTGGTCATACCAACTTTTATCACCACCTCTATCACGCACCCTAATAACACATTGTTCACCAAGATACGACAAGGCGCGTATTGTCAGCCTATCAACCCGTTCTGCCTCTTTCATCAGTATTTTATGAATCTCATCCAGTTTGGAAGTCATTCTTATTCCCATATACTAAACCCAAATCTTGCACTGAAGTTGGTAACGATGAAAACCTTTCACATTAAACTCTCTTTCAATTCCTCCAAGCAAAATCAACTTTACCCTATCACCTATTGTGAAATTACGGCAGTCCGGAGGAAGGTTGTACACCTCATAAGAGTATTTTCGTGTTACACCGTCTTCAAACTCCTTTTCATCTGCCTTACCGGAAGGAACAGCATCACAAGGAATATCACCTTCCCAATGGTCTTCTCCAGGATGGTAATCTCCGTTTTCATCCTCATACCCCGAAGCGGAAACGAGGTACTGTAATCTGTTAGAATTTCTGTTCAATACCGCCATTCTACAATAAACAATCACCTACATATACCGTTGGTTTTGCCTCCAGTTCTACTAAAGGTTCACCAATAGTCTTGTAAATGGAGTTAACACGTAAAAGTATCCGTTCTTTATCTTTATCAGATAAAGCCCCGAAGGACTTGTCTGCTTCAGAGAAATTGATAGCCTGGACCAAAGACCAAAGACAATCAGCTAAAGCTCCCTGGTATTCGTTAGAATGATCTATATCATGACCAAACTCATCATCACCATTGAGATTACGTTTAATCATCACATTCTCTACAAAACCGATAGAAATCGGATAGTGTATTTCGTCTATGAGAGCTTGCTGTATTGTCTTCATGGCTTACGATGCTTTATGGGATTCAACCGCCTTTTTCAATGCTTCTTCGTCTGCGTCACTTAATCTGTTGACTGCTGCGATCAGCTTATCATCAGAAACGGTGGGAGTAAGGTTCCCGCCTGCAATCTTATTATATTCCGTCACAAACTCCGGTTTTTTGTAAGTTACTCCCCAAATTGTAATCTTAACATCAGAAGAATCTTCCCCTTCTTTTGTTGTGTCTACTGTTTGGGCTTCTAATATATCCAAAGAGTAGATTTGATCTACATTTTCGATAACCGGTAAGCAAATAGCCTGTCCGCTTGTAAATTCCCGTAACGGATCTGTCTTAGAGTAACGGCTAATCAACTTGTATTCATCAACGGTAGTATATTCAACTCCATTAACAGGATTAGTCGCTTCAGCCAAAGTTCCCCATACAAAAGAACCTACATTATCGGCAGAAGGGAGAAATATCAATTTATTCGCATTCCACGGTTTATAAGATACCCTTCGACCGTTCTTTTCATAAGTTACTGAACGGTCAATTTTCAGGAATGAGATACCGTTATATTGGTCAGAGAACGCTTCATCAAATAATGTAGAAGTAGGTACAGGCAGCTTAGTATCATTATTAAAGGTTTGACCTTGATAATTTGCAGCTAGCTCCTTTGCCCATTGAGACTGACGCATTTTGTTATATGTAGATAAAGCCAGCATAATAACTGAAATACTGTTACCGTCATCGTTAGCTTTACTTATAACTCTTTCAATATCATCTCCTGTAACTTCACCAGTAGTAACAACACCAAAGCTATGTTCTGACAAATAACCATAATCAACACGAAGACCTATACCAGTATTTTTATCATCATCACCCTCAACAATGATGATGCCATCGGAGAGTCCTGTAAGGAAATTTGCTTCATTTCTCTCATCAATACCAATAGAGCAAGCCGTTCCATCGTCTAACACGCGAGTGATTATGCGGTTAAGGATAGATTTCTTAGCTGCATCCGTACTGGCATTGGATAAATGAGCTCTCATGATGTTGATGGCATTAATTTGACTCTCTTTTAGATTCTTTTTAATTCCGATCTTAGGCAATTCCCCGTTTGACCGTGCGATAGAATCTCGCTTTTTAGGTGAAAGCGGAGAGTCCATAGCTACCATATCAGCAGCTACATATGTAGTATTAGCAGATGTGCCTTCCCATTTTTGATCAGGAGAATATACATTAGTAAGCATCGTTTTGTGAAGATAGGTCAATTTCTTGTTTGTTTTATTGATCTTTTCTTTCACATATAGACTCAATTTAGGCCATATTCTTCTTACATATTCAATAAATAATGATTCATTCATCTTTCACCTCCTTTTAATCGTGTAAAAAAGTTAGTTGTGGCAATGCCGTTTTTAATTCAGTCCTAATGCTGTCAATAGGATAAGGACTTGCCACGTCATTCACTTCACCAGCATACATGATACCAACGAATGGTTTGTCAGCAGGCTTGGAACAAACAACAACACCGACATATTCATGACTTCCCGGCAATGATTCGTAGGCTGTACCTGCTGAATTAACAGGCATTGGCTTATAAGTATCGTTTTCTGTATCGCGGATGACAATGTGCCCAGCTTTGATCACAGGCTGTTTAAATTCAGTCATATCTAGCGTCCGACCATTCATAATTCCGCCTAAATAGTTACGAATAACAATCGAATCCATTCCGGTTAAGATTGTTTCTTGTTCGTTTACTAAATCAGCTTTTGCACCCATTTTTAATTTGTTTTTGATTAAAGGCCTTTAGCTATTGCTATGACCTCTTCGTCAGTTAATACTTCATTTTTTTCTTGTTTCTTACTACCTGGACCTGGAGGATTACCTAAACTAGAAAGCCCTGCATCGGCACGTTCTTGGTTGTAAGATTTCAAATCTTCCTCAACTTCGGAATAGAATTCTTCAAATTCTTCATCATTTTCAAACTTCATTTTATTGAAGGATTTTAATGTGCGAGCTCCGAATGTACCAGCGTCTTTCAATAAGGATTCAAGTTTTTCTTTACGTGTAGTGGTAACTTTTTCACCTTTCAATGCTGCGATTTCGTCATTCAGTGTTTGCACTGTCTGAACCAAACCTTTAGCCCATTCCGGAGTATCATCATTCTTTCCTCTGTTTTTGGGATTTTTTTTGTTTAAACCCGGCTGGCGATTAGTGGGATTTGATGGGCCATCGTCATCATCGTCATCGGGTTCATCGTCGTCGTCATTCTTTTTGCGGTTTTCTTCGATTACTCTATTTGCAAAAGACTGGCTGACTTGCAGGTAGGGGAGAACCGCATCGATAGCTGCTTCAATTTCTGCGTTTACGTCCTCATCGGAGGCGTCATCTGTGGAGGTTAGGTTATCGGCAATTCTAGCAGCGATACCCATCACCTCTTTTTTATTGAACCCGAACGCCTTCACTTTCGGTTTCAATTTCAGCAAAACCTGTTGTTTTCTATCCATTGTACAATGTTTTAATTAATAAAAACGGCCTGCAAAACATTACATGCAAGCAGACCGTCAACCTTCTTAATCATACATTAAGAGCAATGAATGTATTCACGACAAGTTCGGTTGCATGTAACTTCACATGCTTTATGCAAATATACGAAAAGTGATTCTTTTTACTTCACTTTAAGTGTTAAACTATTATAATAAAACGCACGGCACGAAAGTAATCTTGTACTCCGTGCCGTGAAACTGAATGTAATTGTACATCAGCAGTTATTCTTTGAGATACTTATAGGCCTTTAGATATTTATTCAGCCTTGATAAATCGCTCTCTGTAATTTGCTCCAGTCGGGTAATGTCCATATTATCTTCCAAATCGTGTAACTTTACTTGTCTTCCAATCGGATTAAAGTGGGAACGCTTGATAAAATCTTCATAGCTTTCATCTTTGTTGCGGGTGACAGAAAGAATGGCATCAACGATATTACGAGGAAAGCCTTCCATTAGTAAATATTCAGCAGTAACTTCAGTATCTTCTATCGTATCGTGCAACAAAGCAACAATTCTTTCTTCATCAGTAGAACATCTGTTTGAAACACGGATAGGATGGGAAATATAAGGTGCTCCAGCTTTGTCAACTTGATAAAGATGCGCATCAGTTGCTATTTGAAGAGCTTTTTCTAATAGTGAATTAGTAGTTCCCATATTCCATAAGTTTATCTTCCATTGTCTGAATACTCCCATTTTTTATCCCGTTCATACACAGTGTCACATACCTGTCCTTTAATGGGTGAGTTGTGTTTCTGTGTGCCTCTAAGCAATTCGTCAGGAATACCATCAGGGTAAGCAGAGCAATAATAGTCATCTGCATGAAAATGTTTACAGTATGCGCATTGTGAAGCATACAGATTTAATATTTCATGCCTGTCATCTGTACATGAATAATTGTCACCGTTTTTATATAATCTCTTAACCATAATGCGAATATAGCTATTTAGTCTTCATTTTAGAATAATCGAATCCCAGTTTTTTTGATAACCTCTTCCATAATATATGAAAATGAGTTGCACTTGCCTGTGATATTGTAAGTGTGTCTTTATTTATCCTTCTTGTAAATTCTAACCGCAGATTTCGATTTTCATCATTATATAATTTCATTAATTCCTCTACGCTTATTCCCCAGCCTCCATCAGGCCTTTTCATTGAAAAGGTATAATTAGGGGTTACGGCCCTCATTTCTGCAAGATTATTTCCAACAGCCAATGCTATATCTTGTATGCTGAAAGAATTTCCTATACGCATAATATCGTTTTCCGAATATCCCCATGCACCCGGATGATTATGGGTAAATATTCCGTCATTCATTAAGAGACATTCATCTTTTGTGAATTGAACACTACGACTTCCTCCCCTCTTATCAATCACAATATTACCATCCTTATTGAACAATACACCTGTCTCATGGCTTTTATTTTGCCGTATATTAGATTCCACATCAGATACAGCCTTAGTAAGCTCGTAATTACTTCCGTCAAGGACTGAAAGCTGCTCCATACCCTCAATCTTATAAACTGTAAATGTCGAAGTTGGTGTATAATCAAGTATACTGTCAATTCGTTTTTGATTATCCCTAACAAAATATGGTAGCGTCCTTCTTTTCTTGGCTTCTTCTATACGGTAAGCATTTGCTCCCACCCACTGTTTGAAAGCGTCCGGTACATCCTTGACCTCATTCACGCTTTCTGTAGAAACATCGCTCCGTCCATCCCATTCCCAAAATTCTTCCTCTGTTTTGAGGATGGGGATTTTATAACAAAGGTCATTCGGGTGCCAGCCAGTCCATACGAAATCTTTAGGATATTTACCTGCTAACCTATCGCATATATCCCCATGTGGCATACGGTGATGATGTGAAGAGCTTAGCTTTATTTCGTACCCCACAACGAAATCCATTTGTTTCCAACGCTCATTTTCAGCAGTCCGGTAAGCCATGTTAATTTCAGATCGAGCCAGTCGGATAGAACGGTATTCGCAATCCAGCAAATGCATCGCACTTCCATACTTCTCTTTGTAGTCTTTTTGCAGCGATGGGAAGTCGAGCAGGTATTTGGAGATTTGCTTGCTCAACGTAATCGCACTTGTGCCTTTCTGGATGGCACAAGAAATGGCTGCTTCCAGTTCTTCTTTGTAGATGGCCGATTGGTTCCAAAGTTTATCTGATATATTGAACCCCTTATCCTTTCTGATCTGAAAAGCTTTCAGCGCATCGGAGTTTGTCTGATACAGCACCGTGTATTTTTTCTTATCCACAATGGCATCGTATGCTTGTAGCACCTTGTCAGCCATCAAATCCTGTACCTCGTTACTATTCTTCCATTCCTCGGATGTTCCTCGATAGATAACTGAATGAATATCATCAACGAACTGCATTTGAATGTCAGCTATCTGTTTTCTTGTTTGAGGGTAGTCAGACCATTTGAAAGGCTTGTCGCTTTCAGCGGAGTAATCGGTACACGACACGGCTTTGGCGACTTCCAAGTTAAGAGTGTCGTAGATTTGCTCAACAAGGGCGACATACCTGTTCAGCCGGTTGTTGAGTTCCTGATACTTCTTCTTTTGGTTGGGGATTTTAGGCTTTGCCATACACTACTTCTTCTTGAACTTGTCACATATATCTCTATTCAAAAACTTACTCCATTTAAAGAAGGGGCAACGGCACATGAAGAACTCGCCTTTTAAATTTTTCTCGTGCCAGTCGTAACTATGCGCACAATCCCGGCAATGATAATTGGATTGAGGTGTTACTTTCTTTGCCATTATTCTTCAATTCTATCGGGTGCGGGCATTTCCAATAGACGGATAGCCTTAATCGTCTCTTTGCCTTCCAAGATGGCTTTGCACAGCCTATGATAACCATCTGCTATTTGCCCTACCTCATCCAATAGGATAGGATAATCAAGGGAACAGTCACGCACACGCTTGCATTGGAATATGAAGTTGTGAAGCTGGCTGCACTCAAACGGCTCTGTCGTCAAGTCGATATTCCAAAGTGGCATATCCATAACTGGATACTATTTTGCCTTAGCAAAATCGTACAACGTTTGGGCATTCCATATTTTGTTACCTCTATGATATTCGCTTTCGGCAAACGTCATTTCATCTATTGGAACTTTCATGTGATTCTTTTTTTATATATACTTTAATTTCACCGGTAACATGAAGTGCGTCACCGACTTTTTCAACAAAATATTCTATTAACCCTCTTTGAATGATAGAGTTTATAATCGATTGGCGGACTTCATTTTTTACTTCTTTGATAAGCATTTCATCTGATTTCCGATTAGACCAACCTTCGTCAAGTTTCATCTTCTTACGATAATCCTTGATTTCTTTCTTGGTCCGTGTAAGACATATGCCTAGTTTCTTTGCTTCGTAGTTATCAACTTGTTCAATACTACTTAGTCTTTCTTGTGGGTTGATCTTCAATGCTAATCTAATAAGCCAGTTTGATATTTTTTTCTTCATGATTTTAAGTTTTAAGCCAGCAGCATAAACAGATACCTACGCTGCCTTTAACTTGTCTACAACTTGGCAGATAGGCTATAAACCTTCATATTCATAAGCCATCTTTGCACTCATGACGCCTACCCGACTTACTATTTTGACGGACAGCCCCTTTTGTACATCAAGCTCAAAAATCACATTATCATTAAATTGAGCAGAAGAGTATTGATACAACAGTGCATAATCCATACCTTCCAATTTTGCGTATATACTAAGTATGCCACTATACTCTCTGTCTATCTGTATTACACATTTCCCAACAGAAATAAATTCACAGGAGTAACCTTGTTTTTCTTTACTAAATTCTAGTACATCAGTTTTTGCCATAATATTTATATTTTAGATTATTATTCTGATTGTTCGAATATATTGCTTATCCTGCTTTTGGAAGCCTCTGCATCTTCTTTTTGAATTTGAGAGAGAGTCTTTTGCGGATCGGTAGAAATACCCAAGTTCTTGATGGCCTCTAATTGACTGACAACCGCTTTCCCCCCACTGGCTGTAACCCACTTCTCTATTTCTGACTTTTCATCATTTTGGATAAACGGAGTAATAACATGCTCAACTTCAACATTATCTACCTCACCTTTCCAAGAAACATTCATCATTTTCAAGAAAGCTTTGATTACGCTACATTCACGTTCAAATGCTTCTATCCATGCACCACTTTCATCTCCAACCTTTAAATGAGCGTCAGTAAGTAAAGTCTGCCTTGCATCAAATCCGATGTTGCCAAGAGACTTCATGTTTTCAAAAGAAATATCCGGCATTTGTGATTGTGACCAAAATAACTTAATAAGGGTATCGACATGATATTTTAACGCTTCGATAGATTGCGCCCATGAAACATAAGAAACATCTCCGCCGTTTTCGACACGATAAACTCTACGACTTTCTCCCTTGTCTTCTTTTCCTTGAGTTGCGCCTGCTACTTTGAGAATAGGAGCACTATTATATGCGATCACGTCACTATTGCGTGAAAGGGTGTATTCGATTTCTTTTCTGATATAGGAAAGACCGTGATAAATGGGAACAGGACGATAAGCGTATACTCCAGGTATCTTCAGAATAACGACCGATTCTGATTTAACTAATTCCCAGCCGTTCCCCTGTTGTTTCCATTTATAATGAATGTTTGCTGTGTATGTCTCGAAATAGGTAACTTCTTCATTTTTGGCTTTTTTTGTGTATTCAAAAGACATTGCGATCATATCACCAAGCTCATCAAGTAAAGGGTATAACCTAACACCGTCCATTGGTGAATAGGTCTTACATTTTAGCTTATACTTACTTTTAAAGCCGTATAGGGTGTTGGGGCTCTCAACTGTGTACCAAATGGTGAACATTTCGCATGAAGCAAAGTAAGCATTGCCCCGATTAGTATTCTCGCTATCAATACGGGCATACTTATATATCGCTTCAATCGCTTTCGCAATACTTTGGCGGATTTCATTGTCTTCTATATTGTGATATACACGTTTAATTGGGATAGCAAACATGAATTCAGTCATTCGTTTGGTGAGAAGTTTTTCAAGCCCAATGTAGATACGGGAAGCTTTTTCTATATCTCCATTAGATCGAATCTTGTCTTTACGAGTAACTGTGTCAGATACTATCTCATGTTCTGTTGGTTCGTAGTCTTTGATAAGTTTATCCCAGGAGGGGACATAGACTGACTTTCCTTTTAAGTCGTTGATAATATTATCAACGGGTCGGGTACTGTCTAATATAGCTGTTATTTCGTCCATAAATATAGTAAAGTGTCACTTGACACCCTTTTTTTATATTGATTATTTAGATAGGAATTTATTCACGAAATATATTTGTCCTTTGCCGGTTACTTTGGTAGTGGTTGTTACCAATACCGAACCATCCGGCTTGGTAATTGATGTTTTCTTCAACTCAAAAAGCTCCAATTTCATAGATTTCTGCGTTGGCTGATTATAATAATCACCTTTTTTTGCAAAGATAACCGTTCTCTCGCATCCAACCGAACAGACGGTTCTGACTGATATTCACTCTGTTCTGTTGGAGAATTTTTGCCAATTCAGCAATAAGGCACGAACGTTGAGAGGTACATACAGCATCGGCAAAAAGAACTTTTGGTGCATCTTGCTGAATTTTCTGCTCGGCAACTTCTGCTTTTTGTTCGGCTTCAATACGTTTTTGCTTTTCTTCTTTTAAATTGGTGGCAAGCTGAATCAAAAAATCAGGTGAGGTCAAAGCCTTTTCAAGTGTTTCGTTGGTCATGTATGCGCCATGCTTGCGAATTGAAGGCAAAACTTCACTCGTCACCCACTTGCGAAATGGCTTTGCCTTTTCGCTATCACTGCGAATTATCACATCATATAAACCGCTTTCGGTTATAAATGTAACTTGTTGATTTCTAGCTAACGAATCTATGGTGTCCATTTGGCGGACATCATCTTCTTCAAGCCTTGACCTGACATTTCTTGCGTTAGCAATGCCTATAACACCGCACACATCTGCCAAGCAAAAGAAAGGTTCGTTATTTTCACTCATCGCAATTCTTACCTTTCCGAATTGCTCATTCTCAAAAATTTTAATTGTGTTCATAATGTAGTTCCGTACTCCTTCATACGGTGATTAGTTACACATGATACTGCTCCATAAAGAAACCGGATAGCACAATACGCACTACCCGGTAACATGAAGGAGCACGTCAGCATCAAATGCTATGGTGCAAATATAATAAAAGTGGCTATAAAAATTCCACTTTTAAGCAACTTTATTTTTATCTGATGCTTAGATACCTTTTCACAAACTCACCACATGCTTTTAAGGAATCAGATAATTGCTTTAAATCACAATCATCTTGTATCTCAATAGTATACTTTGGAAATTTATTACGAATAAGCAACAATCTATCATTTTTATCATCTTGCCGGAACTCAAATACCGGTGTAGGAAAAGCTATTGAATACCAATGGGAAAACATATAATCACCCATCTCTGCCATGATGTGCGCTATCTCGTTGGCGCAATTCGAGTTGTTCGCAAACTTGCTATCATCAAGAATGGTAATCTTTTGAGTTTCGTTGAACTCATGTTCTTTAAACTTGCATACTATCAAGTTCTCTATATCAGTCAAGACCCACCAGTTTGGCAGGTCTTGACTATGTTCTAATTTAAATCTGTTCATTGTTATATTATAGTTACAAACGATTCGTCTATATAATCATATCCTCTATACTTCATTTGTGCCTTATCATTAGCTCTGCACCACTTATGAAGCAGTACATTCATATCATTGTTAATTTCCAGTTCGAATTTTGATTCCTTACTTTGTGTGAATGGATTTTCCTTATAACCAGACAATAACATGAAATCATCAAGTGTTATCTCTGTGGAAAACCATATAGTTTTACCGGACAATGAAGATGAACGAAACAAACGAAATTTCTTTCCAAATATTTCAACGTCCATGCCATCAGGGTTTTCTGCAATAACTTTTTCTGCAATTTCAGCACGTAATTTAAGATTTGTGCCAGCATAGCCAATATGTGACGTTGCTTTTGGACAGTCAGTGTACTTTGGATTAGATAAATCTCTGCGAATGTGTTTTGCCCCGTTAATTAAGGATGTGATTTGAGTTTTCATAAAATAAACAGTTTCTACGTGTGACTCACGCCCATACAATGGATATTAATTAGTTTTTTGTTTATGTAAAGATAGTGATTCTATTTTATATAGCAAAGGAATAGTGCTATTTTGACAGCCATTTATCCCGTCTTTCTCTGCACGCCTCTAAGGTAGGTGCACAACAAGAAAACAACTCACCGCTATCAGTACGGTAGTCGTACTGGTACATTCTTACTCTCTTACCTTTCAATTTGGTAGTGTAAGTGCAATAGTTCTCTTTACCGGGTTGACATACGCTGCAACCGTTTACATTTATTGAGTTCATAATCATTTCAATACTTACTTAGTAATTTGTAAAACATTCGCCTTTTCTCTATGTATTTAAGACCATTTCGTCTAAGACCTCGCTTTGATTTTGATATAGTCATTTGGCAACCTGCAACGCCAACGTAGATGCAATTTGAATGATGCCTTTTAGCTTCTTTGAAAACCCACCAAATCGCTTCACGACAATATCTATAGCTATCATTTTGAACACCCTCGTATCCTCTACTCAAAATGAAGTGACCTATTTCATTTGCTTCTTCTTCTGAATAGCATATTGTGAATATATTATTCATCCTTTCTTTGCTTTACTTGTTCAACCAAAAAACTTTTAAAATCATTTTTGTACTGGCTGTGAATGATTTTATACTGCTGTGATAAGTTAGGCAACTGCTTGTAACCTTTGCTATGCAAGAACTTGGCTACAAGCTCAATCTTTGCACGGTTACTAAATCCTCTGTCTTTGCACATGTTAGTTATACAGACATTCGCCTTGCTGGTAGGCTTCTTTTCAACTGGCGACACATATTCACGTCTGTCATAAGCGTGCGTTCTCGGATAACCGACCGCTTCGCCTAAATACTCACCTGTGATACAGTCAAATTCACCGCTAATTAAACTATCTGCTATTTCACCCATAATAATCGATATTTAATGTTTCACATTCAATCTTTTTTCACTCGTGTAAGCTACTACAAGCCCGGTTTCATCATGCTGTATGGTGATGTACTTTTCACCCCTTTCTATAGTAGAGAAGTCATAAGGGGTTACCATCTTACCCAATGCTTTGCTCAATTGCTTCATCAGTGGGGCTTCAGGGCTGATAACTAAAACTAAATCTGCTTTCATAATCGTGTATATTGTGGTAGCCAGAAGGCTACCGAATTTAGAACTCAACCAATATCAATCTTTCTAAAGAACCTGATTCTTTCACCCACATATGATTATGTCCGAAACCATAATCGAAAAACAGTTTAAAATAAGGGTATCTTACTATTAAAGAGTTCATACAGCCTCTTAACTCGTCTTCTGACATGCAAAAAGTTATTTCATTGATAATTTGAACGAAAAGGTGTAAAACTTCTGGTTCATTATTCAATAACGGTTTTTCTATAACTGCTTTTAAAAATATATTTTCTTTCATATCCTTCTATATTGCGCAGGGCTTTCGCCCTGCTGGTTAAACTTATCATCCAATTTCACAAATTGGCTGCTCACCCCTGATAACCCTCTTTGCATCTGCAATGCTGTCATACAACTTTGATTCATCGTTGTCAATGATGACGAATTCTTGATGAAAATCATCTTCAAACTTTGTGATTAAATGACCTTTGTAACTCACTTCTTTTACAATTACCTTTTTCATTGCTCTTGTATTTTAATTGTTAGTAATATTGGTTTCTTTTAGTATTGTAAAGATACTCATTATCAATGAATTAGCCAAGTATTTACACAATTATTTTAGTCGTAAAACACTCATAACCAAAGATTTAACTTTTGCTTATAAAACAGAAATGCGCCGACTTTCACAAGCCAGCGCACATAAGAGCAATGAAAACACAAACAAGGAGTGTTTTCGGTTACAAAGGTACTAAAAAAACACAACTACAAAAAGTCTTTAAGCAACTCTTCATCACTAATAAAGCTATAATCTCTAGGATAAAACGTATTCGCTAATGCATCCATATAGTCAGGAGAACGTTTAATACGTTTTTTGATATCTTCTTTAGGCTCAATGATAATCTTTCCATTGCTAAGGAACTTCCATTTGGTTTCAGTAGCTTCTTCCATCAGCTGGTCGCACGGTGGTAAAGCTGCACCAAACCCATTTTTAGGACTGAGCCAATCACGTAAAGCCCAATATAGATACGCACGCATGTTGGCAAATTCGTACTCCCCGGTAATATCATGCAATCCATCTGCCCCTTCCGAATATTTGCATGAAAAAGCATTTGTAAATTTTTCCTCCAATAAGCGGGAATAAACACCTGCCCCCTCTCCTATCGTATCAACAAATGCTTTTGCCCCTTTCTTCTTTAGGTAGGGAATCATCATACCTACCACGTGCATGTGGTCCGCACGTCCGGCAGATTGATGCACCTCAAACTGCGGCACATAATTACCATATCGGGGACAAAGCACGCTATTATCGCGTCCCATACCGGCCACGTCAACACCTAACTTACAAGATTTGGCTGGAATAAAACCGTTTGCTTGTAATTCTTGCCAATTCCTGTTTGCTATCTCTATCCATTCATAAGGTATAAGTACATCTTCAGAAACTTTCGGGAACATACCAAGTACCTTAACTCGAAATAAATCATTAGGTCTGTATAGTTTACCTTCCCAATTGAAATCGCCTTCTCCCTCATTGAAATCTGTTTTTTGAATGGGAGAACACCAATTTATTACCTTGTCTTTTACCCATTCATAATCCACTTGACCGGGTATTACTATTTGCTTCTTTACTACATTTTCTGCATTTAGAGAGCTAAGCCTGAATTTCGCAAAACGGTCAGACTTCATGGCACGAGCTGCGTAACCGGTAGTAACATTAGGATTGAACACTATGAGAAAGCGGGAATTACCCTGTAAGTTACCTTCAATAGCGTTGTATGTCGCTTCTGATATACCGGAAGCTTCAGTAACAACAAACATGGTATTTACAGCATGGAAACCGGACCATGCTTCTGTGTTGTCATCACCAGCTTTGAACCCCGTTAGAAACCACTCTTCGTAATCTGTTTTAATGCCGGAAGACAGTAGACGTCCGGGCAAGAACCCTGCATTTCTAAATAAACGGGATATTTCAGGTATCATTATATTTTGAACCTGACGAGCTGTAGGAGCTGTCATGGCAATCTTGGTATTCTTAACTAACTTACCTTCTTTCCAACGTGGAGTAAGATACATAAAGCACATAGATGCACAAGCTGCAATGTAATCTTTCCCACGAGCTGTGCCCGATGCTACAGCAGTCATTGGATTATGCTGAACGGATTGAAGAATAGCTTGTTGCTCTCTGTCTAGCCTTGAATGAAGAACATCATGAGCAAACTTGCACCAATCCTCTCGCCATGCTTTCATGTATCGTATAGACTTTTCATCTTTGCTCATTCGTCATCGTCCGGCAATTCCTGCATCAATTTTTCAAACTGATTCACATTCACATCCTGCTCCACTTTTTCAACATAACCTCTATGCTTCATTTTGGTCTTGCTTAGCCAAATAAGCATAGTATTATCTTGTTCCGTCAGAGCTTTGGCAAACATTGTCGTTTCTAGCTTATCATAGAAACTTTCTTCTACTTCTTTCCATTTTTCGGCAAAATCTGGATCATTCGCTTTCCATTTATAAGCGATTGAGCGTGATATTTCCACAGCCTCACAAGCTGCGGTAACATTCAACATCCTTGCGTCCAAAGCTTTTAAGAATTTCGCTTTCTTTTGCCTTGTATTAAGCCTGTACTTCTGTGCCATCTTTATTTCCCTCCAATACATTGTTTACGATTTCCAACATTTTACAAATACTCAAAGCTTGAGCCTTGATTTTATACTTGGCTTGCACTTTAGCTGATACTTCATTCAACCAGTGCATTGTATCCATATCCACCAAAGTTAGATTACCAAGCTCTTTTTCTGAATAACATTCCAACGTTTCCATGAGTTTATCAAACGAAACCTTCTGCGTATCAACAAACATAAGAGTTACAGGAACGATTTCGTTATTCGGCATTTCAACCGTATAGTTGATATCCTTTACACTTTCCAGAACTTCATTGCTGATATGCGCATACTCTTTCAGTGCGACATCTGTTATTTCATCAAGCAATTGCTTCAGAATCTCCGCATCGTCCTGCCCAACTATACTGTTATGTGACAATTGTGTTGCCAGCAACCAATCGTTTGTAGTTTCCTCTTCATCTATGTACATAACATGGATGGAAGTAAGCCCAGCCATTTTTGCCGCTTGCGTCCGGTGATTACCACTCACCACCGTATAAGAGCCATCCGAATGCCTTACGCAAAACGGTACGGACGACAATTGACCGTCCCTACGAATATTATTTACCAAGGCATTAAACGTGTCCTGTTGCATGAAATGCGCATTTTTCTTGACCAGCTTAATGTCTGATAACTGTACTTCCGCTATCTTGAATTTTCCCATACATTACTCCTTTCTCGGCTCATCACCGTATTTTTTTACAAAAGCTTTTAAAATATCATCCAATTTTCCACGAATACCCGCATCTTGTATGTAATGGAGTTTACCAACACAGCGTTCATGCAGTCTGAACACTCCCCGATACTTCATACTTACCGGTTTATCGGTAAATACAGAAGTGGCAATCACCCCACATTCATGTTTATACCTTATACCCAACTCTGATTTAAATTCTGATGAAAGAACGCCCATTATTAGTAATCGGCTTAACTTAGGCAGAGGGTGGTCTATGACAAAATCCGATTTCATCCAAACTGCATCCATGCCGTATTTGCTGACCTTCAGGAAGTCAAACATACAAGCTCCGAACACGTAATCATCCAAGAACCACAAATAACAGAACGGAGCTGATCCGAGTATGATGCCTTTCTTCAAGTAAATCATGCGCAGATAATCAATTTCTGCCATAGAAGCACGAACAAACCGGAGTTTGCTATTATTTGTAAGTACGTAATCGTCTGGCAACCGTTTATATTTTAGAGGGATGATAGTTCGCTTGTTAAAACTGCTGTCTCCACTTTCTACCACATTAGACCAAATATATGTGCGTTGGTCTTTGAATACCTCTCTTCTGCCCATAAATCCATGCTGCGAGAGAGCCATGTAATTAACTTGTTCTTCATCTATTTCTGCATATTTCGTTTTAGTTCGTTCTTGAGATCCAAAATCATCCAATAAGAAACGCTGTAATGCGTTGCTTGTGGCTTTCATACCGGAATGAAATTCATTCTGATAGATTAATATGTCATTCTCTTTGCAGTTAAGAATTGCATCTGATATATCAGCACAATAAAATACTTCAATAGACTTACTTTTAAGGCTGTCTACGAGCTTTTGGTAACGTTCCGTATACTTTTTATGGTAATGCTCCAATTTTGCCATAAAATCGTCATAAAGCGACTTATGGTAAATATCTTGTGAGTTCTTATGCTTCTTGATGGCATTGAACAGATGGATAGTGGCAATAATTTCAGCCGGACTTTCAGACTTGATATTCAGAAACTCATATTCATCATTAAAACGCAGTTCTTTTATCTCTCCCTTGATTGCTTTATACATCATGTAGATAAAATACTCCTTTGTATACACCTTAATCTCACGGTTGGTAAGTATTTGCTCTATATCCATATAGTATGAGTTTACCACATGGGCTACATCAAACTTGGCCGCTTCTTTCTTGATGAAAGAAAGCATACGATTTGACTTCTTGAACATGGAACCCACTATCGTAACATTATCCGAATGTTCTGCCGCCCAAAGCAACGGTTTGTGCCTTTGGGGAACTTTAGAATAATCAATATGGAACGCTTCAATACATTTATCAATTGTAGTGAGTTGCTTATATTCCTCCATGTCTTCATGTAGATAGGCATACTCCACGAATGAATACATGAATTTGATTGTTTCCAGAATTTTATCGAAATCCCAGGAGCTATTGAAGATCCTAAACTCTGCCGTTCCTATCTTTTCAATAGAACATAAATTAAGCCAGTACCGGATGTGTCCTCTATCTGAACCATTGCTAAAAACTTTCAGTAGATTTTCAATAGTATCTGCTTCCAATACACGCTTCACTACATCCCAAGGAGGGCTTGGTACGAGATATTTTGTTTCCCACCACTCCGCAATATCGAATATCCGTTTGATTGGATATGCAGTATAATAAGAGAGAACAAACATACGCTTGATAACATTTAAGTCCATGTCCTTGATGTACAGATGCGCATCAAAGCCTTCATTCCACATAAGATAGCTCCCTGCATCTTTCATGGTCTGAATAAACTCCTTCATTTCTTGTAAATCTTCTGCGCAATAATGGTACGGTCGAGTATTTATCTCACCGCCAAACTGGCCGTGATGTGTAACTGCTGAACCGTCTGAGTTATTCATCATGGTCAGCTTGTTATCCGTCCACTTGTAACCTGATGGAAGTGGTATGCGTTGTTTGTCACCATCCGCAAACTCTAGTTCCATACCAAATGTTCGATTGGATATGTAGCCTATCCACCTTTTATCTATATTCATGTTCTGCATATCTTAACTTGACTAATGATTTATAATTGGGAACAAACGTAACCACATCACCAATGCAATAATTTGAGACATAGTCACACTCCATAATTGAGTATTCACTAGAACTATCTACAAACTTCAAATTGGTACAATCACTAATTTGGCACTTATCTAAGTCTACCATTGAATAGCCACAATCCAAAATCAATTGATTACGTTCTGGGTAAATACCTATAATCCTTGTTTCGATTTCTATACCATTAAGACCCTTTCTCACCTCATAATTACAATATGGGATTGTGCCAAACAACATATATTCACCAATACGAACATCACTTATGAAACTAGGCAGTTTACTATTTTGCCCAAGCCAAAAACTACCTCCCAAGCTGATAGACTCAATATCATTACGCAGGAGATTCCAGATACGGAACAGTTCTTTTTCCGAAGGGTGATTTTCATTCAGACAACCGGAAGTAATCAAACCATATATATGGGAGCTTGAAAGTGTCCTTATTTCATTGGCCAACTTACTTGCATCATAAATGCTTAAGCCTTCTCTATTATCACATGCATTAATCGGAATATAAAAATTATGTATTCCTTGGCACGCATTTCCATTGATAGTAAGATATTTCCAAACATCCGCAAATGATGTAACCACAGCGCCGCTATTCCCCTTTACTGCCTTTCCGATAGAATAGCATATACTGTCTTTTAAATGGAGTCCAAAAATCTTATTTCTTATTTTATCCGATATATGCTCATAAATATCTTCATAAAAATCCTTGAACATTAACGAAATAGGAACATTAACAAGTGTTCGGGATTTCTCGATATTCTCAATGATATTTTTGGTATAAACTATAACTTTCATAGCTCCCACTTTAAGATTAGACGTTCAATCCCTTTGTATTTGATATCTCTTTTGAATGAGAACCCTGCATTGATGAAGCTCTTCATGCTTGCCTCATTCTTGGGTGATGTCATAGCAAATATCTCTTGTACACCATTAGAAACCAATTTTGCTATATTTGCATTAATAAGTATATACTGGAATCCGTTACCCCTATAATCAGCATGAACAAAACATTTATCCACGTAGGCAGTACCATATTCAGTAAAGTACGTAAGAGAATAGGCAACCAGCTTGTCATTTACCAGTAACCCGAAACTGCAACCGGATTGCAGGCATTTCACTATATCTTCCTTTTCAGAAGGAAAACACATATCAGGATTAACAAAAAGAGTTTGCTCCATTTTTTCAATATCGGATGTATCAGATATAGACAATACTTTCACTTGTATCTTATACTCAATATTTCCTTTTTTTACTGGAAACAATGGTTCGTAACGGTCAATCCATGCTTTAGATAGGAATGTGTCTATGTCAGTTTTAGGCAACAATGCTTTTCTGTAACTGTCAAAGATGCCCAATACAAACTCTTTATGTTTGGTAAGTTGTTCATTCTTCAACGGACACTTACCACTACGAAAGACAAAACTTTTCTTTACCGATTTTACCCACAAGGGGTAAGTACGACACATGATAGGCTTATAACCATTGTCACATGACTTACAGTCTCTGGCGAAACATTTTGCCTTTTTACCGCCAAAATAATCATCGTCTATAATCTGCAAATGGGAGATTTCTTCTTGGTGCCCATCAAGTTCATGGGGCAATATTACAATATGCCCGTCCGACCCGAACGAACAACATTTCCAACCGCAACCGGAGTTTTCACATGCTCTTATTAGTCCTTTTTCGTCCATATATTTGGTTGTATATAACTTCATATACATTTTGCGTTAAATGCCTGCCGAGCGTATTCCCGACAGGCTTAACACAAAATTCAATCATCTATAAGCCACTCACAAGAACACCTATGCAATCTATTCGGCTTCTTTACAGTCGTGTCAGATGGCAATTACCATCACCCCGTAAACTGCACAAGCTTTTATGTTCTTGCTTCTGCTTATCGCTACTATAAGGGTTGAGCGGAAACAGGGAGTCGACCCCCACTCTTTGACTGGAATGCCAACGCTCTACCGATGAGCTATTTCCGCAATTGCCTATGCTGTCAAACCACCGCTTGCTTGGCAAATTTGGCAGCATTCCATCAAACGCTATTGATGGTTGGCTAATATTTTTTCTAACTTATCAAGAATCTTATCAAACTTTAGTTCCTTGCAGAAGACTTTAAAAAAGTCTTCTGCAGGCATTACCAAATTCTACTACGCTTTCCTGTAAGGTCATAATATCAAAACAAACTTAGAACAAACTTGCTTGTTCGTACTTAGGTTCTTTCTTCTCAACTACTCCAAATTCTGTTATCTCAATGCCAGTCTTTTCAGTAAGCCACTTTGCCAAAATATGCCGATGGCAGAAATCACCCGGTTTTTCATAACAGCAGAGAGCAACATCTTTACCTTCACTGTGTCGTTGGATAGTTTGAATCAATTCTTGCGGATTGACTTTTGCAAGAACATCATTCAAATACATACTCGTGTACTCTTCATAAGTCCATTTATCATCCAACATGTATCTTCTTGGTGCAACCTCTATGATCTGAGGTGCATTATAAAATCTTGGCCTCCCTAACGCAACACATATCATTTTTACGTTTGCAGCTGCTAGTTTTCTGTAATTCCCGAAATAACTTGTATAAATCCTCATTGCTTTATTTTTATGGTGTAAAGATACTAAATATGGCGTAAAAAGCGCCACATTTAGTCATAAATTTATCTAATTTGATGATTTTATTATCTCAACCTTGTAACATGTCATCATGTGGTCTGTTTCGCGCCCCATATTGAAAATATTGCCGAGATAATATTTGCGTACTTCTTGCTCTGATAAGTTGATAGGGGTGACGAACCAGTCTTCATTACCTTGTTCGTCTCTTAAATACACTTTTACCGTTGTTTCCATTGCTTTTAATCCTAAAAATGCGGGTCAATATAATGACTTTGATAATGAAGCATAAGCAAAACACCGTCCTTGTACGATTGTCCATCTGCTACCCAACAGCCGTTTCTTCTTTTAGTGAACACCTTTGCTCCACCTTCAAGTGTTGGTAAAATCCTATAATCACCAGCATAGTAGTCGATACATTCCGTTTGATTAAATGTAACCTCAATCTTGCATGGAGAAATAATTTTGGTAACAGTAGCTGCTCTCCTATCAGAATAGTAGCATACAGTACACCCTAGCCCGATTTCAGGAATTAAGTTTTTGATGGCTTCTGTCTCCTGTCTATCCCTTTCTTCTCTCCATTCGGAATACTTAACCCCATCCGGACATTTTCTGCTTTCGATTTCTCTCAGGATAGCAAAGCTTTCTTTGCTTGTTAATTTGTTCGATGTTCTCATTGCCCTATATTTTATCCATTATATGATGCTGTTATTTCTTCGGCTTTAAGCTCAGTCTTCAGTTCGCCATTCTTATACATTCTTACTGCTACGACACGAACGGTTTCAGATAAGAATCTGCCTAAGTCATTTCTAACTTTTTGATCCAGCTTAATAGCCTTTGCCAAATCCTTAGTCCGCTTTCTAATGGTTTTCCTGAAACCGAAAACATAATCTTCCGTGTCAATCTCAAACTGGTATGTAGTTGAATGCAATACCCGGTTAAGCTCTTCTGTCATTTGTTGTACCCTATTCATTGCTCTTATTATTTAAGTTGTTATTTTTGATATGTAAAGATATAAATAATATATTGAATATCAGTATTTTACATCTTAAATATCGCAAGCTTAAACTTTGTTTAACTTATTCATTTACTGATACTTAGTTAACAGAATAGATTTACTTTTCTCTATTTCGCCATTGGTATCAATACCAATTTGCTGGTAGAACCCGGCATTACCAGAAAGACATTCATACGCAATTTTCAATGTTCTGCGTTCTTCTTTGGTAAATCCAATGCGAAAAGTGGAGAAAATAGCCAGTGCGGCTTTAAAATCACCGCACCGGAGTAATGAGATTGCTTTATTGGTTTTCGTTTCCATAAAGATAAAATTCTCTCCCTTCAAAATCGTCTGCTGTCAACACAATATCTTCACAGTTTACCATGTCTTCCACTTTCTCAAAAGCATCATCTTTATCTTCCGCTTCCACCTCTACCACTTTAGAAAGAGTTTCTACTACTTTAATTCTGTACTTTTTCATTCCTTAATTCCTTTTTTTTAGTTCTTCAATAAGTGCATCAGCTAACATTACAGAATGTCGTACAAGTTGTTGTATGCTTGGATTTGGGTCTATTCCATCTACAACAGGAGCGGCCAAATTTCCAATCATTGCAGCTTTTGCTATCTCATACCTACGTTGTTCCCAATCAATACAATCGGACTTTTCCTGCATTATTTCAAGCTCGTCACAATCATATACATCTTCTGAATTAGATACGTTCACATACCCTTTTGCTATAATTTCATTGCCTAATCTTACGTTCAAGTGACGTACTTCTATGATTTCTCCTGTTTTCTTTATCTTTGCTTTCATACTGTATAATTTATAATTTGACCACTAAAACTACATATAATATCATCGTATTCATTGACAGGTATTAATTCATCCTTTCTTCTAATATCAACTGTATCATAAATCCTCTCCCCACAACTTTTTAGCAAGTTCATAATTCTTTTGTGCCTCATTAACCGCCTTTTTAGCATAGGTAAGGGTATAAACGTGTTCACGCGGATATTTACCGGACTTTACACCCTCATGGTATTCTTTAGTCACTTCTAACTTATGCTCATAGAAATCAATGCTCTCTGGCATTGAAAGATTGATTGTTTCAGCCTTAGCATCCCAATAAGCAGCTTTATTTTCGTGTTCTTGTGCCTTATCCAAATAAGCAACCGCTTTACCCGTATTGTTCCAAGCATCTTCTATTGCTTTCCTGTGCCGTCTTTCGCTATGGTGCCCAACCTTGATAGGCTCTCCAAGTGAAAGGAAATCCCTATCCTTATTAGACTTATCAAAATATTCTTTACTTTTACGTTCCGCTGACGCAGCCCATTCACGCCTGCGCTCTGCTCTTTGCCTTGCCCATTCCTGAACATTAAAACCGTCGGCTCTGACGATGGAATAGTAATAGAAACCATCTTTCTCGAAAATCAGATTAAAAACGATGCTTTCATTTTCTTTGCCGTACTTGGTTGTAACCTCAATAACCTCTCCTTTTTCGTGCTTTTCATCGCACTTTGCCAAAAATACATTTGGACAGAATTTATAATAAGTATTCATAGTTCTATGATTTATCCGTTATACTTTGCAGATATCTCTTCTGCTTTCAATTTTTTGGTAAGCTCTCCATTCTTGTAGAAGCGTACAGCAACAACTCTCACCGTTTCTGACAAGAACCGACCACAATCATTGGTTAACTTCACTTTTAGCTTGCTTGCCTTGGCTAAACTTTTTGTACGCTTCTTTATTGTGTTTTTGAATCCGAAAACATAATCTTCGGTATCAATCTCAAATGAATATGTAGTGGAATACATCACTCTTTGAAACTCTTTTCTTAGTTCTGTTACTTTGCTCATTTGCTCTCTTCTATTATTAGTCGTTATTATTTCCAAGAAGTTCTTGTAAAGCAGACTTATATCCGTCCAACGCCTGTTGTGTATATCCCAATCTGAATTTTTTATCTGCTGAAAGAGAGTCGTTGTTCAATCCTTTTTCAATAGCTTCAATGTTTGCTTTGTAGTATCTGATAAGTTCTTCTGTTTTCATTGCTCTTTTAATTAATTATCTGCAAACTTTATCAACTGTAACTTTCAACACTTTCCAATCACCTATTGCCAGATTAAGTGTTCCATCGGAATTAATTTTCTCAATTACAAATTTCTTATAAGGATAAGGGTTGTAAGTGACTTCACGTCCTAATTTTGCATTAAACTTTCTCATCGCTTTTGTCTTTTAATTGTTAGTAATATTGGTTTCTTTTAGTATTGTAAAGATACTCATTATCAATGAATTAGCCAAGTATTTACACAATTATTTTAGTCGTAAAACACTCATAACCAAAGATTTAACTTTTAGAATAAAACAGCAAACATAATACAGATGATGCATCGGAAATGGTTACTTTGTACAGTTTATCCATTCCACTTTTTTAATTTATCTAAAAACTTGCTATCCCCTGAGTAATCAGCACTGATAGCCTTCTTGCTTTCGATAATCTGCTCTAAAAGTATTATACATTCCTTTCTTATCTCTTCGGTTTCATTATAACCGCAAGCGTTGTCAACCATTATCTCTATGTTTGATTTTGGCTTAGAAAGTTGTTTGCAGAGAATTTTCAACCGCCAGTAACAGAAATCAATTGTGGCTATGTGTTCTAACTTGTTCATTTCTTTTTAAGTATTTCAATACATTCCTTTACTCCATCATCGAAACCTTGTTTATACCCTTTGGTATAATCCCCTATAGTATATACCGCCATTGACAGAAAAAATAGAAGGATACCTAAAGCCTTATGCCAACCGGGCAGCGAGATAGAAAACGGCTTAAATGTAATTGTGAGATCTCCAACCCATAATAGGGCGATAATACATATGATTGTAAATATAATTGTTTTCATAATCATATAAGTTTTAATGCTTCCTGTAATCCTGCTTCAAGTGCGTCTTCGTAGATATCCCATTTACTACCATCATTTGTTCCTTCATAAACAGAACTGGCTATATGAGTTCCATTGTCAGCTTTAGATATTTCGTATCCATAACCACAAGCACAGTTATATACACATATATGAATGTTTTTGGTTTCACGTAACCACTTTTGGGCGATGGATTGTGTAGGGCAAGAATAAAATAATTTAGGTAAATCCTTACTAGTTCTAAATATGGTTTCCATCATTATACCCTTATGATTAATAATATCTTTGCAATACTCATTAAACCCTTTCTCTTTCAGCAACTTCGCTGTTTCTAATGTTACAAGTTCTTCGGTCATAACTATTTCTTGTTTAACTCATCCAACACTTTCTTTACTAATTCATAGCGTGGTAATTGCCAATCCTTCGCAATATCATCTATTTTATCATCATAATGATTGTCGTAAACATACTGA